CATATAGAAAATACGTTTTTCAGGTGCACGAACAATTCTGTGAATTAACATAGCATCTTCCATTAAGATGTATTGTTTAAATAATTTACGAGCTGGTTCGATATATGATCTACCATATGGTAAAAAGTTCATATCTGTTAATAAACGGAAATGAGCCATTTCATAGTTATCAAATATTATAGCATTTGGTTGATCAAATTGATTAGGCACATTATAATACCCATAATCAGAAGCTGCAATACCGTCAGGATCAAATCTAAATCTAATATCCATTGGGTTTTCAACATTACTCATATCACCACCTTCTAGTCTTTCAATATGAAATGCTGTATAAGGGATAACATTATAAACCCCATATTTTTCAGCAATTTCTAATTTTAAGAAAAAATCTCCATATTTAGCTAAATTTCTAACCCAAGGCCATAAATTAAATTCAATATTTAAAACATCATAAAATAGATTGTATAAAATTTTCTGAATGTCTTCATCAGCTGATTTAATAGCTAATACTTCACCTTGATCATTTTTTAAGGTTGATTCATCAGCAATAATATCTAAAGCAGATGCTATAATTGCATCTGTGTCCATTGAATCATACTCAGAATAAAGTTGTGGTCTTAAATATTGATAATTATACCCTGCTTGTTGTCCCCATAATGAAGTTGATGAGTTAGAATAAATTCTATTAAATCTATCTACTAATGAATTAGTTTCTACTTCTCCTGATTGTTGTATTTTATTAACATCAAAAACCTTAAGTTGGCTGTCCCCAGTATTACGTATAATTACGTCTGTGGAAAATAATCTCCTTAATCTTGAAAATAAACTCGTGTCTGCCATGCTTTTATTTATTTATAAATATTATAATAACCATTTAATGTTATAAGAATCTCCATTTATTTTTTGTTCATATGGATTACTTACATTATTATTACCAGAAAACCCACCACTATATGTAGTTTTATTGGATTTTATACCTCCTAATGCTGCTCTAGCTGAATCTAAACTCTGCTGTTGAAACTTTAATGAAGTATCTCGTAGGAACATACCAATCCCAAATGACATAACCAAGTCATCATTATAACCACTTTGAGCTTCTGGTCTTCCATTTTTCCAAACGAACACTTTCATTTCTTCTAGTAAACGTTTTGAGCGAATTGTTACTGATCTATCACCAACAAATTCTCTAAATTTATTAATACAAAGAGGTCTTGTTCTCATTGACATTGTAAATCCAGGTACCATTTCAGAATTACCTTCATATACTCTAAGATATGATTCTGCTGTTAGTTGATCTGATTTGGGTGATTGGTATAAATTTCTATATCCTCTTTCTTGTATTGCATCTAATGTAGCCCAACCAATATTAGCATTTTCTACTACTAACATTGCATTATTATATTCTGTAGCTAATCCTGTAAGGAAATAACCAAATTCTTTAGGTGGCATTTGACCTTTATATTCTGCTACTTGTGTATTAGTTGCTATATCCATTACATGACACGCCGAAAAATCTTTACCATCTCCTCTAGCTACATCAGCTACAACCATATATTCTCTAGAATAATCTGCTTGCTCCCAAATCCATAAATTTTGATCAACACCTCTTCTTTCCATTGGATCTTGTATAGTTGTTTCTTTGACAAAATCAACCCATTCAGAATAGAATACAATATCACCTGAGGTACTAAAATCACAATCACACTCTTGTGCTGCTAATCTAGGATCACCTAATAATTCATCTTGTGAATCTCTCCATGATTGATCTCTTTCAGGATGAACCCACCAAGGTAATTTAATTGGTAAAAATTGATTTTCATTTGATTCTGCATTAACCCATGTTTTATGAAACCAATTACCAGTACCATAAGGTGTAGATAATACAATAGCACCACCACCCGTTGCTAGTGTTTGTTGAGCTGATGCCCAAATTTCTCCAATATTATCAATAAATGCTGCCTCATCAATTAATAGCAAAGATACTGCTTCTGATCTACCAGCATCACTACTCGCAGATGTGGCTTTAATTATTGAACCATTACTTAATCGGAGTGATAATTTATTATTTTCTTCTGCTTTAATCTGGAGCCAAGAAGGTAAGTTATCGTACATAAACTTAACTTTCGTAACCATGTTACGTGCTGTTTCTTGTTTAGTTGCAATACATAACACGTTTTTATCCTTATGAAACAACATCAACCATAAAGAATAACCTGCAGATAATGTTGATATACCTAACTGACGTGATTTTAAAATAATTGAATAAGGATTATCCCTAACTAAATGTAATGCTTTTTCTTGGAAAGGGTATAAACCAAATTGAATTCTACCTCTTTGTGGGTGTTGAATATAGCAATATTTTTTCATAAAATGAGCTGGGTCTTGAGCACATTTTAAGTATTCTTGTCTTATTGCTTTTTTTATATCTCCAGCCATTATTTACCTAATTTCCAATATAATTTTCCTGAAATTACAGGTTTAAAATCTTGGTTAATTCCTAATCCTAAACCATATATTTGTTTTTTCTTATCTTTATATAATAACTCACCACCTACATAATTAATTTGATCACTTCTACCACTTAAACCAATACCCCAATAAAATTCTCTATTGTTAAGATAAATTTCTTCAGTTATTAAAGTAGTAGGAACTAAAATATTTGATTTTATTCCTCGTTTCCAAATAGTATTTTTATATACAGTATCTGTTATTGTTATTACACCTAATGAATCTAATACAATTTCATCTATAAAAATATTTTTAGCATAATAATCTTTAAGTATTTCTAAAGTATCAATTGGGGTGTTTATTAAAATAGAATCAACCTCTTTAATTATTTTTGTTTTCCATTTAGGGACATAGACATTCTTTACAATTGCTATTGTATCCCATTTGGTTTCTATTTTTGTAATAACTTTAGGTTCAGTATTTATACTCTCCCTACCACAACCCCTCATAAAGAGGATAACCACAACTAATACTACTATAAGTAGTGTTTGAATATTTTTAAAGAAGTCCTTCAAGTTCTTTTTTAATTTTAGTTAACTCTTTTAAACGTTTAGTTAACTTATCTTTTTCACTTCCCTCAGAATTTTTCCATTTTTTAACTACAGACTTCATCTCTTTAGTAGTTTGTTGAAGTTTAGAAGCTAATTTAGATACAGAATCACCTTTTTTTGCTGCTTTACTTGCTTGTTTATCCATATCATCCTCATCTTCTATTTCTGATAAAGAATCCCCTAAATCATCTCTATGACCCTTAGTTGCTTCTAGTTCTTTATTAAGATCAGATTGAGCATCAATATCTTCTTGATCTGCTTCTGAAAGTATTGATAATATTTCTTCTTTAATAGTCTGTTTTAGTTCAGATTTTTTCATTGTAGTGTATTTTTGTTATAAATATCACGAAAAAAGTGCCTGTTTAATTAATCTTACACGTTTTTCAGTGGGACCACTAATTTCAATTAAATTTTTAACTCTATGTCTATATTTTGTAATTAATAATTGAATTTCTTCATCTATTTTTTTTCTATAATCAGCATTAGTTTCTCTAATACCATTATCTTCAATTTCTACACCTTCAGGAGATACATAAAATATGTAATCATATTCTTCTAACATATAAGATGCAAATTGACAAAAATCTTCTGCTTCAAAATAATACATTGATTTTGAACATTTGGCAAATGCCATTACATCAATAATTGTTCTATCTGTAATGATATTTTCTTCCATTAATTCACTAGCTCTTTCAGCTAAAAATACAGATTGACCCTTAACAGTTGAGTCTGTATTTAATGGAATACCCATTGCCATTAATTCTTTAGAACGTTCTGTTCTAGTAATATAATCCTTAAATTCAGGAACATCTTTTAAAGCATTAACAAGTGTTGTTTTACCCACACTCATTGTACCACATAAACCTATTTTCATAACTTAATTATTTAATCTTTCACTTCCAAGCATATATTTTAAAACATTTTCAGGAATACCTGAGTTTGTTAGGCTATCTAACTTTGCTAATGCTTGTGTTACATCATAAGCTATAATAGGAAGTTCTTTTACTTTCCCATTTTCAACATATTTACATTGATATAGTAAATTATTTTTAACTTTAGATGTTCCAATTAATTTAATTTCTAATACTGCTGTGTTTCTTTCAATTGTAACTAATTCAACAAGCAATTCTTTTTCTTCTTTTTTATATTTTTTTCGTATCATAACTAAAATGGTAAATTTATTGGATCTAATTGGGAAGATCCCATTCCTATTCTATAACTATCGCTATCAAAATGTTGTGTTGATACCTCAAATATACAACTTCCTTCTTCAAGAGCCAACATTTGGTGAGGTTGTCCTGGCATTAAATGAATGCAATCACCTTCTCTTACTACTACTTGATGATGTTGAGCTGTTTCTGTGTCAATGTAAGTATATTGAAATTCTCCTTTAGAAATATACCATGCTTCATCTTTTAGTAAATGATAATGCATTGAAAATGATTTATCTTTTTTAAATACTAATAACTTACCACAATAAAGTTCATTATTAATAATCCATAACTCATGACCCCATGCTTTTTCATGGCGTTCACCTTGATAAGGCATAGCTTGTAGTGTATGTTCTCTCATTAGAATCGATTAGTTTTAGGTCCTGATTGTTTATACCAAGGTAATCCTTCTCTTTCACTCATTATCTCTTTAAAAGATTCTTCAGTATATTCAATACCTCCTAAATAATAAGACTTTTTCCAAGGTGAGTCTTTTTTTAATGGAACAATAGCAGGAGCTTCATATCTGTGATGTTTAAAATGTTCTTCACCTTCCATTCTAATTAAATAATGTCTAGCTCCTTGATACTTAATAACTTTTTCTTCATATAATTTATCACTCATAACTTATTTTTATTTATTTAATTTATTT